AAGAAGTGCCCCTCGATCGTCACGTCGTCCGGGGTGTCCTCGGCGAACAGCAGCTCCACCGTCGTGTCGTGGACGCGGGGACCGGTGTGGAGGACGCCGTCGCCGACGAAGGCGAGGCCGGTCCACTTCCCGGACGTCAGCGCGGTGTCGGTGGGGTTGGGCTCGTACAGGACCTGCGGCACGGTCGCGTCCTCCTCCGGGGCGGGGGCAGGCTTGGTCGGGGCGGGCGCGGCCGGCGTGGTGCCGCCCATGGCGAGGGCGATGAGCCTGGCGAAGTCGATCGCGCCCGGGTCGCCGTGCGTGTTCTCCGGGACGTGCATGTGCCCGCACACGCCCTTGAAAGAGCCCCACTGCGTGAACGTCAGCCTCTGGCCGCCGCCGTTGGCGTACGACGTGGGGTAGGCCGGCCACCGGCTCGGCCCGGTGAGTGGCACGCCATGCTCACGGTTCATCCACTGCAGGAACTCGGCGACGCCAGCGAGCGCCCAGTCCGGGGCCTCCGGCCAGTAGACGTGCTGGTATCCCGCCTTCACCCACTTCGCGTGGGTGGCCGGGTCACACGTGCCGACGAGCTCAACCTGGCACACGTTCAGCGTGTTCGTCTGCACTCCGCCCGCCAGATTGACGAGGGCGCGCGACGAGATGTCGATGTCGAAGTGCTGGTACCAGCGCAGACGCCTGCCGGCGAAGTCCGGCACCGCCGTCAGGTTCGGCGCCGACCCCCCGCCGCCGTAGGTGGGCAGCGAGCGGCCCTCGGTGGTGTGAAGGACGACGACATTGACCTCCATGCCGGTGCCGCCGTAGGTGCCCTGATAGCGGTAGGCGTGGCTGGCGCCCGGGTAGAGCTGGGGACCGGTTCTGACCATGAGCCCTCCTGGGCATGAAGAAAGCCCCGGCCGGCGGCGCGGGGCGTACGGGTGTGGGGCGAGGGTCAGAGCCGGAGGAGCCCGTGCACCCACAGGTTGCCGGTCGGGGCGGAGACCGTGGCCGGGTCCAGCGGGGCCGACCCGTCCGCCCCGGAGTACAGGTAGATGCGGGACAGCCCCTTGCCCGCGGACGCGCCCACGCGCAGACCGACCTGCGCGAACGTCTCGTCAGGGGCGACGATCATCGACACCACCCGCGTGGCGCCCACCGCGTGCTGCAGCTCGAGGTGGTCGGCGTTCTGCACCACATAGGGGCCGGTGAGCCCGGACGGCTCGTGACCGGTGTCGGAGATCACCGCCCACCCGGAGCCTGAGTTCCGCAGCGCGCACGCCACGACAGCCAGCCGCACCCCGGCCTCTGTCACCAGCACATGCGTGGTCATCACGCCTCCGTCAGGTCGACGACAGCCACCGTCTCGGTGGGCGAGGCGATGGACGTGCGGGTGATCTGGGAGACGTTGGGGAGCGCCTTGAGGTGGTCGAGGATCGCGTTAATGAGGCCGTCCTCGTGCGGGTTGTCGATGTCGCCCAGGGCTTGGGACAGCGGGCTTGCCGCCACTCGGACCGAGAATGCGCCTCCGTTCGTGAAGGAGACGCCGATGTCGTGCAGGGGGAGCCTGGTGGGAAGTTCCACGGGGTACGACGACATGATCAGACCACCTCGTAAATCGTCACGGTGAGACTCGCGTACACATTGAGCTGCACATTTGCCAGCAGGTTGGCGACCAGCTTTATCGTGTGGCTGCCCGCAGCGCCGAGGGTTCCGCGGTAGGTCTGGCTGACCGACATGGCGGTGCCCGTGCTGCCGCCGCCGTCACGAAAAATGGCGTACTCGTTCCCGATCACGCCGTCGACCATGATGTTTCCGGCGTTCAACCCAGACTGGGTGTTCTGGTAGATCCGCGGATCGAAGCTGGCGTGCGCCACGTATACGGCGTCGGTGGTCTCGGTGGTGAAGGTGACCGAAGCGCCGGGCACGTCCGCGTTGGTGACGGCGCCGCTCAGCGTTGTGGACCCCACAGCCCGATAGGACTTCGGCTGAAGCCTGTTCAGTTGGGCCGCGGTCACGATCTGCCCGGCCAGGATCGGCATGCTTGTCCTCCTCTACAGGGCCGCGCGCATCGGCTGGAGCAGCACGACGGGCGTCCCGGAGTCGTGGGCCTTGATCAGCCCGTTGATTCCCCTGGTCACCCCGAACGTCTGGCTGAGCGCGGTCCCGGTGCAGGAGGTGACGCGCATGACCTCCCCACCGACCTTGATGTCGAACGGGAACATCGACGGGTAGGCGGCGGAGTCGATCCACCGGGGTCCCGACTGCGTCAGCACGTTCGCCACAACAGAGGCGGCCGTCATCGGCCCGTTGAGGACGGTCCCTTCCGTGTCCGGCCGGCCCAAAAGCTGATGTTCGATGACGCCGACCGTCCACGGGCCGGCCGGGGAGCACACCAACGTGACGTACCACTCGAAGGGGTTTTTGATCTCTTCCTCGTAGCCCTGGACCATCAGGTCGTACGGGCCCGGCGGGAGGAAATCGGGCAGGTCCGCGATGCGGAAGACGTCCCCGACGTCCAGCGCCGTCACGGCCGCGACCACTGCCGGCGGTGCCTTGTGCAGCGGGATCCGCACCCGCGGATAGCGGGCCTCGTCCCACGTGCCCAGGTGCATGATCCACCCGGCGACCTGCTCTGGTAGCGCGTCGTTGAACAGGCTCAGCGTGCGAGAGTCCTCATACCGGCCGACGTCCGCAATCGACAGCGGGCCGACAGCGAGGACCGCACTCCCCGCATTGCCGCCACGGCGCTGGACCGTGACGTCGTTGACGACTGAGTCATCCTCGACAGGCTCGAAGGGGTGCATGATCTGCCCGTACGACAGGGTGAGCGCTGGCGACTGGTTGTACATCGAGCGCCGCGTCCGGTAGGCCAGTGCCAGGCGCTCGCGGGCCTCCAGCAGGATCCCGCCGTCGGACTCCTCGCACTCGCCCAGCAGTTCCATCAACTGGCCGGGGCGCTGCGGCCCCATCTGGACCGTGGAACCTGCCTCGCCGAGCAGCGCGAAGGGCACGCCCTCCTCGCCCGTGATGCGCACCGCCCGCGTTGCGGCCGTCTCGCCCTGGAAGCCGTCGTCGGCGTTGTTGTAGATCAGCGTGTTGGACGAGCTGAAGATGCCGAAGTGCCCTACGCGCATACCGACCGCGCCGGACCCGCATCGGGTGGTCGTGCGGTGCACGATTCCCGCGGTTCCGGCGATCGTCTGGGTACCGAACCAGCCGTTACCGCTGACGTCGATCCATCCGAGGTGGTAGGTGACGTTTCCGCCGGACGTGTTGACCAGCACCTCTAGGCGGTTCCAGGTGCCGAAAAAGTTCGTCGACCCCAGAATCCGTGTGATGATCTCGGTTCCGGTGGAGTCGTAGCCGTGCAGTTCCACGGTGCCGCCGCCCGCGGCCACATTTACGGTGATCTTTCGGGCGGTGCCCGTGGTGCGGAACTCCAGGATCTCCGTTCCCACCGCCGGGAGTTCGTCCATCCGGTACACGTAGGTGACCAGCCACTGGCCGGTGCCGGTGTACGTCGGGACCTGCGCCTCCATGGTGATCGTGCCGCCGCCCACCATCTGTGGCAGCGCCGAGGACCCGACGAGGCTGTCGTCCGCGCCGTACTCAAGGCCCGTCGTCATCAGCGGCGGCACGCCCGCAATGGGGCTGTACGCCTGCGTAGCGCCTGCCTCCTCCTCCATCGGCCAGTAGGCCACGCAGGACGGTTCGGAGGGGATGCGGCGCCGCAGCGTTGAGGCGATCGGCGGGGCGCCCGCGGACAGGCGCCGCATGATGCCCTGCGCCTGCACCGGTAGCACCACGTTGTGGCCGCTGGTGTGCCAGCGCGGCGCCGACTTCGACATTTCCACCGTGGCGCGGACGCGCCGGTCGGTGATGCTCGCTCCGCCCGCCACGGTCCAGGTGCGGCCGGCCGAGTCGGCGAAGGAGGTAGCCCCGGCGGCCTGCGCGGTGAAGTCTGGGGTGGCGACCACCGCGCCGCCGATGCCGTTACGGACCTCCACCTTGTGGATGCGCCGGGCGACGTTACCGAAGGCGGTTGCGGAGATGTCGCCGACCTCCAGCGGCGCGGTGCTGTTGAAAATGGAGGTGACCCCGGCGACGGAGTGGTCCGGGCCCAGTTGGGTCCAGGGCCCGGCCAGTGAGGGCGCGGTGTACCAGCGGATGGTGTACCCGCCGGATCCGTTGTTCACGTCGAGGGTGGCGCGGATGGCGCCCCGCTGCCCGGGAGCGAACGGAACCGTGTGAGCGGAGTTCCAGCCGATGAAGTCCGCGCCCGTGGTCGACCATGCGATCTGGATTGACCCGTTGCTGTTCAGCAGCATCCGCCATGAGCGCTGGTTGCCGGTGGTGTTGTACTTGCCGATCACCTCGTATGCGCCGCCGGGATGCGAGCCGGCCCACGCGGACGGGGTCAACTCCGCGCGGACGTCCAGGTCTCCCGTGATGTCCAGGCTGGCGTGATCCGGTGTCGACGCGCGTCCGGCCACGTCGTGCGGGATGTCCAGGACGACCTCGCCCGCGTACGTGGACAGCTCAATGTCCGTGTTGCGGCCCACCTTGCCGTAGTACGGGGAGCGCGGGTTGCGGTTGTCGTACCGGCCGCCGGGGCTGTTGAGCAGGAATGACAGGCTGGAGGGGTCCACGCGGGCACCCTGGTTCTGGCGCCCGCGTGTGTGCCGGATCCCCTCCGCCGTGCGGACGTCGTCCGTAACGTCCGTCCACACCCCGCCGATCCTCATGCGGATGCGGGCGTCCGGTGCCGCCATGCCGCCTCCCGTTCGTCAGCTACTTCCGAGGGCGCGCTGGACGTTGCCGCCGCCCCGTACCTCCACGGCCTCGCGCAGCACCTCCACGAGGAGGTCACTGATGCGGGAGCCGTCACCGCGGATGATCAGCTCACGGCCACCCCTACCGCCGACGGGTGCGACACCGCCCGTCACACCGGGCACCGCCACCCCGGGCAAGCCCTGCAACGTGCTGCGCAGGCCCGGGATGCCGTCGGTGATACCGCGCTGGAAAGCGGCCATGAGGGCCCGGCCAGAGTGCGTGGTGTAGCCACTCCCGGAGAACGGACCGCGCTTCGCCGGGCTGAACGGGAAGAAGTCACGAGCGGCCGACACGACCCGCTGAGCCGCGCTGGCCACCTCGCCGACCTTTGACCGGATGCCGCTGATGAAGCCGTTGATGAGGCTGGCGCCCGCGTTCCACAGGTAGCCGCCGAGGTTGCCGAGCGCTGACCGGGCGCGCCCGGGAAGCCCCCGGACGAAGCCCACGGCGGTGACTACACCCCGGTTGATCCGGTCCCCGAGAGACTTCATCGCCGACATGGCCACCGACGCAATCCGGCTGCCCAAGCTGGACAGTGCGGACACGGCCCGGCCCGGCAGCCCCGCGAACCACCTGACGATCGCGTTGACCATGTCGGGAATGATCGAATGGCCAACGAGGACGTCGTACAGCCACTTGAACATTCCGACGATCTTGTTGACCAGCCACGTCACAGCGGCAATCGCCGGTTGGAAAGCAGCCTGGAGCCCCGCCAGGAACTTGATCAGCCCCGCGAAAGCGGGAATGACCACCGTCGTGATCACGCCCGTGGCCAGGCGCAGCCACAGGGTGGCCAGCTTGAGCAGCGGCGGCAGTAGCGGCACGATCGCAGGCAGAAGGCCGGTCACAAGCTGCGTGCTCAGCATCATGATCTGCGGCAGCAGCGGGGCGACCGCGGCCAAGATCTGACCAAGGGACTTGCCCAGTTGGACGCCGAGTTGGATCAGCGGCGGCAGCACGGGCGCCAGCTGCTGAAGGGCGAGCATGAACATGCGCGCGCCCTGCGTCACCATCTGCGTCAGCACCGCGCCGAGCCCGACCAGGATGGGTTGGAGGGTACGGCCAAGCCCGTCCGCGATCATGGTAATGACCGGTGTCAGCGCGACAAAAATGCTGGTCAGCGCCTTAAGGGCGGGCAGCAGGAGCGGCAGCAGACCGGCGACAAGCTGACCGATCACAGGCAGGAGCGGCGAAACCGCGGTGACCAGGGCGCCGACGGCGACCGCGGCGGCCTTCAGGACAGGCCCCAGCGCAGCCACGATCGGCTTCAGCCCGTCCCCCAGCGCCTTGATCAGGGTCTGGGCGGGCGGCCTGAGCGCAGTCAGCACGGGGGCGACCGCGGACAGGGCCTGGCCGAGCAGCGGCGCCGCAGTCTGGGCCAGCGTCGACATGGTGGAGAACAGCGCCTTCAGCCCGGACTGCACGGCGGGCGACGCGAAGGTCTGCGCGAGCGCCCCGGTGATCTCCTTCAGGGTGCCGATGAAGCCGCCGCCGGACGTCTGCGCGGCAGAGAAGATCGACCCGATGACGGAGCCGATGTTCCCGGCGACCTCCGCCAGGTCGCCAATCAGGTCGATCGCGGTCTCAATGGCCTCTTGCATGCGACCGCTGTGGAACGCGTCGCTGATCTTCTGGGAGACGCCATCGAGGGCGGTTCCTGCGGCGGCCGTCAGCCGGCCGAAGCTCGGGGCGGCGGCAGCCGCCACCTGAGTCAGCGCGACCACGATCTGACTGGGAACCCGAGACAGGCTGTAGAGACCGGCGTTCGCCCCGCTGATCGCCCTGCCGAGCGTTCCGCTCTTGCCGAGCCCGATGGCCGCGTTACCGACGTTGCGCGCCATCAGGTTCATGGCGCCGGCCGCGTTGACCAGGCCGTTGCGTACGACGGGAAGCGTGTGCTGCCCCATCCCGCGCAGAACCTTGTCCAGACCCGTGAAGAGCCGGTCCTGGACGTCCTTCTTCAGGGCGTCGAACTGGCCCTTCATCCCCTTCAGCTCGAGGACGAAGGCGCGCGCGTTGGGGGAGAGTTTCTTGAGTGCCTCGTTGAAGGCCTCGGGGTTCTCCGTGTCGAAAGCGGCCGTGACCGCTTCCTGCACCCCAGACATGCCGATCTTGACGGCGTACGTCGCCAGTTGGATCGCGACGATTCCCGTAGCTGCCAGGCCGGCCGCCGGGGCGATGTTCGCCACCGTTGCCGCGAGCCCGGCGGCGAGCGGCACCGCAGCGCCGAGCATGGCCGCGATCCGACCCACCGACCCGGCGACCCCCGCGAGCCCGCCCGCCATGCTGCCGATGCGGCCGAGAGAGATGCTGAACCGGTTGCCTGCGTCCGTGCCCTGCCGCAGGCCAAGGGCGATCAGGTCGCCGCTGGTGGCGAACTGGCCGTTCAGCCGGCGGAGGCGGCCCTCGGTGTCACGCTGGAAGCCGCGCATGCGCAGTTCGGCGTCCGAGAGGCCTTGGTTCATGCCGGAGCTGTCTGCGTGGATGAAGCCGACCAGTTCGCCGATGCTGAGGGCCACGAACCCCACCCCCCGTCCGCTGTTGAGTTGTGGTCGGTCAGGAGTGCAGGGCGGCCCGGATCTGCTCGGGGTCGTCGATGATGGAGACCTCGTCGCCCGCGACGCGACGCCACATCGCCTCCGGGGACAGGCCGCCGAGGAGGACGTAGAAGCGGCGGCGGCTCATGCGCGCGATCGCGTCCGGGCCGAGCCCGTACTCCCGTTGGAAGTCGGCCTCGACCGCCCACCAGTGCTCGCGGACGGCGCGCGCGACGCGGCTCTCCTCGCCGCCCTGTTCGGCGCTTTTCCCTCGCCAGCCTGCTCCCGCTTCACCAGCTCGAAGGCCTCGGCGAAGGACAGGTCCCGGCCGCTGGCCTGGGCAAGGCCCCAGGCGAGGACGGTCTGGAGTTCCAGCAGGCCCATGCCGTTGTCTCGCCACTGGTCCAGGGCGTCGGTGCCGAAGAGGAGCTGGAGCAGCTCGGCGAAGTCGTCCTCGGCCTCGGACTCCTGAAGCTCGTTGATCCGCTTCTCGAGCGCGAGCGGGATGTCCCTGGGCACGGTGACCTCAACGCCCCGGATGACCTCTGTGCGGCCCCCCGACGCCTCCGACCAGAAGTCGTCCCACGACTGGTTGGCGGTGGTCTTGCGGGCCGTCACGCCTTGACCGCCGTGGTGCTCGCACCGGACCGGGTGAACGTCGCCGACCATCCGACCTTGTCGTTGTTGCCGCCGCCCTGGTCGCCGAGGTTGACGTGCGCCGTCCAGATCTCCCAGTTGTCGTCGTCCTTGTGCGCGAACCGCACCTTCCCCAGTGACTGCTCGCCGAGCCGCTCCGACAGCGCCTCCGTTTTGGCCTGCCCGGGGTCGCCTGCGCCCGTGACGGAGTCGCGCAGCCGCTGCCCCTCGATCTGGAGTTGCTTGCCGATCTGCATCTTCTGGCTTTCGGCCTGGCCCTCCGACGCGAAGTCGGTGGTGTCGGTGGTCTCCTCCTCGTGGCTCTTGGAGAAGGTGTTGATGCCGCCGATCTCGATCCACGTGTTCGGCGTCGCGAAGTCTTCGATTTCGAAGACGACGTCCCTGGCGTTGTACTTCTGCAGTGCCATGGCTCCTCCGGGCATGACGAACGGCCCGCAGCGCTCGCCGCTCGGGCTGTGAGGGAAAGGGGTGGGTCAGACGCGGTGCGTCGAGATGCTCCGGATCTCCATCCGGAAGTTGCACACGTGCTCGTGCCGGCCAGAGTCGTCCTGGCCCATGTACGAGGGCGCGGCCTGAATCGCGAGGGACAGCTGCAGGTGCGTGCCGTCTGGCAGGGTGACCGGGCCCAGCCCGTGCAGCTCCTCGCGGATAGCCGCGCACTTCTGCCGAGACGGGCGGGGGTCGGTCCCGCCGCGAGTGCGGACCTGTAGCGACACCTCGTCCCAACCGAGCTTGCTGTCCGACTCGGGGCCGCCGTAGACGGTCAGCCTGACCGCCTCGTCCGGCCGGCTGGGCATCGTCTCGATGAACGTGTCCCCGGTGATGCCGTCCGGGTCGTACGAGAGCAGGCCGAGCCCGTCGAGGTGCCGGGCGATGCCGTCGAGGAGGTCAGCCACGCAGCCACCTCCGCAGCGGTACGGCCATGAGGCGCAGCACCACGTCCCGCTCACTGTTCATGGGCGTTTCCAGGTACTTCGCTTGACGGCCCGGCAAGTGCTTCCAGGTCAGTTCCTCGTGCTGCCTGACCGCATACACGGTGTCGAACGTGACGCCACCGTTCAGGCCGTCCCGCACCACCCGCCCGGACCGCTCGAGGGTGCCCTCCTCCAGCGGCACGAGCCGCCGCGCCTCGCCGAGGACGTGCTCCAGACCGCGTTGGAGGCCCTCCCCGGCCAGACGCTGGCCGCGGGTGGTCCATTGCCGGCGGCCGTCGAACCGAAACCGGGTGTACTGCATCGCGCCCCCTACGCCAGCTGCACCTCGAGGTGGTTCGGGACGGGCAGGCCGCCCCCGTCGTGCGGAAGTACCGCGATCACGGTTGTCTTATGGCCGTCCGGGAGGGTCACCCGGGCCTCTGCCTCGATCCCAGCGTCCAGCACCGTGCGGAACGTGCCGCTGCTCGTGGTCTCCTCGCCGTTCTGGCCGCGCACGGTGCGAATGCTGCGCTCCAGCAGCCCCCGCACCGTGGCCGGCGCGCCGTACCGGGGCCCGTACGCGGATTCCCCGAGGTACGCCTCCACGGTCACCTCATGCCGCGCCAGGAAGCCGGGGAAGCCGGTCACGTCCACACCACCTGCTCCAGGCCGACCTCGGCGAGGATCTCGGCGGCCTCCGGGATCAGTTCGGTGTCCTCCGCGGTTTGCTTCGGCGCGGACTGCCGGGAGAACGACAGGCCACCGGCGGATACCGACGTCCACGGGGACGCCGCCGGGTCGGAGGCATCCCCCGACGCAGCGGCGTCTCGCTTCGCCCACTCCTCCACCTGAACGATCGCAGCGTCTCGGAATGCCTCCCGAACATCCGCATCCGACGGGTAGCCCGCGGGATCCGTGTCGTAGATCGCTGCCTTCGTGGCGTTGGAGACCAGACGGGAGGCCCGCGCCAGTAGCCGATCGGCGTTCGCCGGGGCCGTCGTCCCCGTGTACGCCTCGTACTCCGCCACCGTTGCAAAGACGCGGGCCATCGCCTACGCCTCCTTCGCGGGGGGCTTCTGCGCGGTCGCCCGCGTCTTCGGCTGCGCCGCGGGGGCCGGCTCCTGGCCGTCCTCCACGCGCTTCCACGCCTTGGATGCGGCGAGCTGCCTGTCCCGCGGGGAGCCGTCCACCGTGATCACGGTCTCGGCCACCTCGTGGTCGTCGCCGTAGCGCTCGTACTTGGCCATCAGCTACCGCCCCCGTACCGCGCGACCAGCTCTTCCTTGGTCATGCCGTCGATGGCGGCCTCCTCGTCGGAGTCC